AAGAATGCTCTACAAAGCTAAAAAAAAGATAGGTAAAGGCTCTACAATAGCAGCAGATACTGCAGCTAAGAAGGGTTTTACTAAAACTAGCCAGTTTATATCAGGAACAGCACAAAAAACTCATAGTGGTACTATGAAAGCTAAGAAATTAGCTAAAGAACAATGGGAAGAAGGCGAAGGTTATGGAACTGAGTTTAAGTTATGTCAACCTGAAGAATATGGAATGCATGACACGATTGATAATGGCGATGTTCATATCATGGATGTGAAAGGCAAAAAAACACGACGAACTAGCAGTACCATATTCGGTGCATACTAATCGCATGATGCGATAAGGGTAGCTTGGAGCGTGGGGAGGTTCAACTCCTCCCCTACCCTCTCGGACAATGAAGTCCGTACACAAAACAGGAGAAATTAATCATGGAAAAAATATTTATAGATTGTACACCTACATGGTCAGCAGTGGCAGTAGCGTGTATTTCTATACTAAGAAACCCAAAAGCAGACCACGATGACATAGTTTATGCACGTCGTGAGATTCAAAGAATGGGTAGGATAGTTGACCATTACGTTGAGCTAGAA